GGGTGGAGTGGGCAGTCCGCATTGCTTCATCCCCCCGCTGGTCAGGCCATGCCCACTCCACCCCATCCGTTACCTGTCAATAGGGAAGATCCCCGCCTCGGGGAGATGCTGGACATCCTGGGTAAAAAGGTGGATCAACTATCCCGAGTCATGGAAGCCCTGCTGTCTTATGCGCAACGCAGCGGCGATCTGATAGAACGAGGCGAATCGCTGCTCGAAAAGGTCTCCGATGATTTCGAGACTCAGAAAAAAGCCAACCGGGTACTGTTCAAGATGGCGGATGAGCACAAGACGGCTTTGAAGAAAATCATGGCCTCCTTCGAGATTTCCACGGAGTAGCCATCATGCCCAGCCCCTTCAAATCCCCTCGCGACCGCGAGATCAGAAACATACATATTGCAAAAACGTTCTTCAAATGGAACGACACAAAATACAGAGACGAGCTGGAGAGAATCACTGGACTTCGCTCATCCACCGACATGGACGCCAAGCAGCGCCGCGCCGTCATCGACGAATTCTATAAGTTGGGCTGGCGACCCAAGACCCACCGCAAACCGGGCCAGGTCCCGGCCAGCAAAGCCGCGCTGGTCGCCAAGATTGAAGCGCTGCTCACCGACGCCGGCCGCCCCTGGGCCTATGCCGACGGGGTCGCAGAAAGGGTCTGCAAGGTCTCTAGCGTGCGGTTTTGCGATGAACACCAGCTCCGCAAGATCGTGGCCGCGCTCATGATCGACCAGCGCCGCCGCCAAGCCCGTGCCGAAAAACAAACCCCACCGGAGGCCGCATGAACCCATCCCCTTTGATCGACCCCCGCCTACGTCCCCACCTGGACGCGCTGCTCGACGCCGCCGACGAGGTCATCGAGGACTGGCGGTGCAACGATGTCGAGGACGGCGACGCCCTGATCGCCTGCGGCCTGCTCTACGAACTGAGCGACGCTGTGGAGGCGTTGCGGGCGAACCTGGATGGCGGGGAGCTGCTATCGCCATGCGCCTGATCTGCTCCGCCTGCGGTGCGACCCACAGTCTGCAATCCCTGCTGGCCGACACTCACGCCCGTGAGTCCGTCGCCACCGCCCTAGCGCTGCCGGCTGGGCTATCGGAGCGGGTGTTGCGCTACTTGGGCCTCTTTCGCCCGCCCCAGCGCGCCCTGAGCTGGGACCGCGCCGCCAAGCTACTGGCCGAACTCAACGCCGCCATCGCCGCCGGTCAAATCCAGCGAGACGGCCGGGTCTGGGCCGCGCCGTTGGATTACTGGATGCAAGCCCTGGACGCCACCTTGGATGCGCGCCCACCCCTGACCCTCCCACTCAAGAATCATGGCTACCTCTATGCGATCATCGCCGGCATCAGTAGCAGCGCGGCGGCCCATGCCGAGGAGGCGGCGGAGGTCCGCCGCCGTCGCCCACGCGAGGGCCAGCCGGTCATCTTTTGCACGGCCGCTGGCGCGGTCGTGACCGGCAAGCGCCATGGTTCCTCTCCCGTGGAATCGAAGCCCATCCGTGCCCAACCGCCCGAGCAATTTCGCGCGCTCGGGGAGAAACTCAGGGGCACAACCGCACCGGAAAACGTCGTCAAGGGGGACGCCGATGGCCGCCAAGGCGACTAAAGCGACGGCGACTTGCCCGGACTGCGCGGGGGTCATCGTGTTGCCGGTCAAGGCCACGCCGCTCCAAACCAAGATCGTCTGCCCGCATTGCCGGCGGGCGTTGCAGGTGCGGCTGGGGATCGGCCAGCGGTTCGACGTGCAACGCGCGTAATCAGCAGCGCAGCGAGGAGGATCGATGCAGTTACCCGACGATTATCCCGAGCAGCTCGCCGACCTCGCGGGTGTCTTGTTCGAACGACTGCGGCGATACGAAATGTCCGAGGATGATGCTGCGCGGGTTGCCCTGGATCAGGTGGAAGCGGTGCGCGATCGATTCCTGGGCGGTAGCATCTACATGCCGAAGTACAACAGTCAGCGCGACGACGAAATATGGCGGAAGTTCAACGGCAAAAATCACGCCGAACTCGCCAAGCATTACCGCTTGACCGTGGTGCGAATTTACCAGATCCTAGCGCGGGAGCGGGTCCAGCGCCAAGGCGTATTGCCCATTTAAATTCCTGTTATATAGCATTTTAATACACTATCTCGCCCAGTATTGCGACCCTCCTCACCATGCGAGGAGGTGTCATGTCGATCAAAACCCCCATTCGATCCGCCATCAGCGGCCAGTAAGCCATGGCCCGCAAATCCCGCTCGTCCTCGCTCAGCATCAAACTGAGCGCCGCCGCCATCGCCGCCGCCGTGGCGATCCAAGTGGGGGATCGGGGGATGTCGATTTCCGAACGCGGCGTTGACCTGGTGATGCGGTTTGAGTCCTGCCGCGTGGCTGTGTATCGCGATCCAGGAGGGTTGCCGACGGCGGGCTGCGGGCACCTGGTTACCGGCGATGACGACTACCGGGTCGGCCAAAAACTCACCGAGGCCGAAATCCGCGAGCTGTTCGTCGAGGACCTGATTCCGTCGGTTGCTTGCGTCAACCAGGCGCTGAACTGGCAACGGACGGAACAGGGCAAATTCGATGCCTTCACCGACCTCGCTTACAACATCGGCTGCGCGCGGTTTCGCAGCTCCACGGCGCTGAAATGCTTCCAACGCGGGGACGACGACTGCGCGACGCGCGGAATCGCCGCTTATCGAAAACAGGATGGGCGCGTGCTGCCGGGATTGGTTCGACGCCGAACCGCCGCCATCGAGCTATACCGGAGCCATTATGAATGATCTGCTGAATTTCAACGATTTGCTCCAGTTCATCAAGGCCAACTGGGCGCCGGTGGTCGCTGGCGCGGTGCTGCTGCCCTTCGCGCTGAATCTCGCGAACGGCGTGTGGCGACGGATCTGCAACCGCTTTCGGACCTACCCGACGTTTGCGGCCGGGGCGATTTACGTGGACTGCGTCACGCCATCGGGGGGGTATTACCCGCGGCTACGCTGCATCCGCAACGGGTTGCTCAGCGTCACAATGGAAACCCCGGAGGGGGCGACATTCCTGGTTTACAACAAGGAGCTGCGGGATGGCTGGGTGCTGCCGATCCTCTACGACCCGATGCTGGATCGGCAGGGCGAGGGCTGCGTTGCTTGGGATGATCCTGGTGTCTGGCGTCGCCGGCTGTACGACGGCGATGAGCTGCCACCCAGCGGCAAAAATGAAGACGTGCGCCGCCAGCTTGCCGAGCGGGGGCGTTCTGGATGCGATTGAAAGCGTCGTCTTGGTGTGTGAGAGGGTAATTCGATGAAAAGCATTTTGATTTCGCTGTTGATCCAGGTCATCAAGCAGTTGATCGGTTCGACGAACTGGGCCGAGATTTTCCAGGCCGTGGCCGATGCGGCGCTCACTCCAGGGTTGAGCGGCGCGGAGCGGCGGCAGCGCGCGCTGGACCGGATCGAGACGGAAGTCGAGGCCGTGGGCGACTCACTGGTCAACCTCGCTATTGAGGCGGCGGTGCAGCTCGTCAAATCGAAAAAAGCCGGCTGATCCGGGGACGCGCGAAATGATCGAAACCGTTGTGATTGTTGGCGTGGGAATCTCGGTCGTGGTCTCCACCGCCACCGTCCTTGTCCTGCTGTGGACTGGCTATCGGAATCGAGAACGGTACTTCCGGGATTTCGAGTCAGCGCGTTCCGAACGCCGCCGGGGGTACGCCTCGCGGCTAGCGGCACAGACCAAGGTGGCGGATTAGGCATGAGCATGACGCTCTCGATGACGGAGGCGGAATGGCTGGGGGTGCTCGGCGCCTGCCTGTTCGCCTTGATGATGTTGCTGTTTACGGCAGGCCGGCTACTGGTCGGGCAAATCGAAAAGCGGTTGGACTCGCGCTTTGCAACGCTCGATGAACAGCGTAAGGACGGTCAATCCGCCTGGATGGACCTGTTCAATGAGCATACCCGCCACGATGAGCGCGAGTTTGAGTCGATTCAGGCCAGTCTCGTCGCGCTCACGTCAGAACTACCCCGAAATTACGTCCGACGCGAAGAGCTACAGGACCACTTGAGAGATCTGCGCACTCGCTCGCAGTTGCTGGACGAAAAATTGGACCGCGTGTTGCTGGCGATTGGAGGTATTCATGGATCTCCCTGATTTTGAGCAAGTGACCCGCGAGTTGGTGCGTTGGCGACTGCTGGAAATCGCTAATCAAGGCGATCGAATCGGCGTGCCGGCGTCGATAGTTCGCTCGGTGTTGCGCGCGGAGTATCCAGGCTTATCGCGCGATGAGATCCATCACGCGGTGCGATACGTGGTCGGCCGCGGCTATCTCACGCTATCGACGCCGCCAAATAGCGAGTGGCGGATCAGTATCACGCCGGATGGCGTCGA